AACGGCCAGAACCTCTATCAGTTCTTACCCTCCAACCAGCAGTATTACCCCAAACTACTCTTGGGATAGCGTTGAAGAATCTAGTTTGGTTGTTTAGTGCTTGCCAAACTTTTCTTCCATATGTTGTGTTGAATATACCTGTAGCAGTATCTACTGTAAAGTATGTTTGTTTCTGAAGGTATTCAGGACCGAATACGTTTTGATACAAACCTCTTTGAGACTGTGCAAGATATTCACTTAAACTTGGATTAGCCATGTTTTTTATCTCCTATAGTTTGTTTTGTTTATCCTAATAGTTCCCTAGGAACACCATCGGTGTTACCAGTTTCTATTTGGTGTTGCATTCTTCTGAGCTCTGAGTAAGAAAGTTCAGCTAATTGCTCTGGGGTATCAGTGACAGCGGATTTTTGTAGAGGTGCTGAACCGTCTACTCCTAATCCATTAATCTTTTGTGGAGCTTGTAATCCATTCTCCTCTCTGAATCCCATCTTTCTTAATCTTGCTTCAGATTCTGTTTGGACTGCTTTCTGCATACTTGTCTCTGTTTCAGCTAATTGCTTTTTCAAAGACTCTATTTGCTTCTGCATTTTTTCCATGTCATCATCGTCTTCGTCCATACCTTTCTCTGTATTAGGCTCATCTTTAGCCTCATCGTCAGCATCATCTCCATGAGCTGCCTTTTCCATACCATCCTCATCTTCATCTTTTTCTTTTTTCATTGCTGCTGCGTATCCTTTTTGGTAAGCTTTTTCGATGTCATCTTCATCGTCATCGCCCATATCAGCGGCTTGAATTGTGTTTTGCTGGTCTTCTATCTTAGAAGAGATTCCAGCATCGCTTTCTGAGTCGTCAGCGTCTTGTGGTGTACCACCTGTAGGGCTAGCCTTTCTGTCATCTCCACTAACGTCAGCACCAGCATAACTGTCACCTTCACCAGCTTTTAACATTGAAACAACTTCAGAAGCCACAGATTTCACCAAATCAGATTGGGCTTTTTCGATTGCAGCTTTTTCAGCTTCTTCTTCCTCTTCTTCCGCTTCTTTAGCCAATCTTCCGTCCATTTTTTGTAGGACTTCGGCTACAGCGGCTAGAGCAAGATTAGTGCCTTCCATCTGCTTTTCAAGCCTTTCATCTATATCTGCCATAGTTTTTAAACCTCCTATGATTTTGTTTGTTTACGCTATCATAAAAGGTTGGTCTAAGCCACCTCCGACCTTTTTTTTATAGCTAAATATAACGTTATATTTAAACGTTATTACATTATACTCAACAAACTAAAAAATCCTACGAGATTTTACAGATTTATATTATAAAAATACGAAATTAGTCAGTCTCAGGTACGCCTTCTGCTTCAAAATGGAGCATTTCATTACGAAAATCATACAAAGGAACTTGTATTAGCTTCTTTAATTTCTCACATTGATTGCCTTCTGGCAAAGATGCTTCTACTAAATCTAACACTTTTCCTACCATTTTAGAATGTCTGGCTATTATATATTCTTGTTCTTTACTCGGTCCCACGCTTTTCCTCCTTATTCATATTCTGGAATAACTCCATGCATTGCCATTAGAATAATATCTTCATCTGACAAGCTATCAAAAATTTTATCAATATTTTCTGCTACCCAATCGTTTTTTCTTTTTACTGCTGACATACGATAGCCAAAATTTGTATCTATACTATCGGTTCTCCAGCGGTTAGAACTCTCATCATATCGAGGTCTAAATCCGGGCTTCCAAGTTTTAGGATGTGCCCTAACATATCCACCAGACCTTAAATAAGAACCAACTTTATATCTAGGACTTTTAGGTACAACTGTAGTTGCCTTCCTATAATGTCTTTTAGATTGAAAAGTAGATGACTGTAAGATTTTAGGCTTATTATTTTCATCTGGAGACAAAAGGTCTACCACTCCTCCCGAAAGTTCTAATCTAAATCCACCTTTATCTTTAATTAATTTGACTTGGTTTTCTGCTTGTGAAACACTTCCAGTAACTTTAGTCGCATCTTCTTTAGATAACTTAAAAACTCTATCCCCTACATCATGTAAAAATGACGTTAGTATTCGAGTAATTTCTCTATCTGCGGATTTTTGAGTAGCCATAAGCTATTATACTAAATATCATGAATTTCCCAACAAGTTATCGGAACATCATAAAAGTATTCATCGTTTGCCACAGCTTTATTTGGTATTTCTATGGGTTTATATTGTTTAATAATATCTGAAGAACAAAACATAACTTTGTTAAACTTCAAATTAACTACTGCATATAACATATAGTGCTTAAGAAACTTAGTTTTTCTTTCCGGCACATGCACTGTAGGAAAAGGAAAAGTCTTATCCCATATCTGCCGTCTTTCTACTTCAACAGGTACACTACTAAATACTCGTCCCTTATTAGTTGTACCATTTGTTATTAAGTCTATGCCATATTTATTAGGATTTTCTTTAACAGATAGCCCTTGTTTTTGTAAAAAACATGTGACGGCTTTTTTTCCAGATGCGTCATTAGTAATATACCAATCTATGTCAAAACGTTTATGTATAGGCATAATTTAAGATTCTACAAAATCTACCCACTTCTCTGGAATTTTATCTATAAACTTTCGTTTGCTTGTATCATAACGATTCAAATAAATAACATCTTTACCTACATAACCATATCTTGGATGCCAATAAGTAACTAATTGTTTAGGTTTAGTCGCTGCATGAAGCCTTTGCATAGCAAATTCATCCGGACCTTTCATAGTTCCACAGATATGTAACTCACCTGTACCTATATCTATTTCATCTATCCTATGAAAATGACCAATCATAACACTATCAAACTCTATCTCTGAATCATCATCTAAGGAATCTTCTATTTCTCTTTGCAAAGCCTTTCGATATTGAAATACACTTCGTAATTTAGTTATAGCACCTGTAATAGCACCACTACTACCAGCACCCGATATAGAATCTCCATGCATTATAAGAACTACTTTATCGTGTATTTTAAATGTAGTCATAAAACTACGTGGGATATGAAACTCTATGTTTTCTTGGTTTCTACAAAATGCTGCCAGCCATTGATAAAGCATATAGTCCCAATCCATATACTTATCTTTCATAGGCGGCTTTCGAGTCATTCTTCCATGATTACCAACCACACAAGGAACTCTGATTTTTGTAAAGTGTGGGGCTAAATACATTAAAGCTTGTCCAATAATACTAGCTCCTCTAATCATTTGCTCCAAACAATTAGCCATATTAGACCTAGCTAACTCTTCATGTATGTCCCCACTAATCATATCACCTAACATAGGAATAATTAATTCGTCTACAGGAGCTATTTGTCTTCGGTATGTAGCATGTTTTATTATTTGGTTAGCCCAGCCATACATACGTCTATTAAATATTTCAAAGTTATACTCATTCAAGTTTCTCATTTGTTCTTTATAAACATGCTCCCCTATGTGAGTATCGGATAAAGGGGTGACCATAATTTGTTTTTGATGGCCAAAAGGAGTCTTTTCGGTTTTGTCTAAGTGCTTTAACGGTACAGATGGAAATGCTTTGGTAAATTCTTGTATGGCTTCAACAATAAGTTCTTGTTTAGTGTTGTCTTTTAGAGATTGTTGGTAAAGTTTTTTGTAAAGATTAGCTTCACTTTTATGGGTTGCAACTTTTTTATCGAGCTTTATTCGGTCAGATAAACTATCTTCCTGCGGTAAGTCCTCTTGATTGTCCGCCCAAACCTGTTTGTCGTACCATCTTTGAATGGTTGTTCGATGAACCTTCGTTCCGTACTCTTCTTCTATCCATTTTGCTAGATTGGTCCATGTCCAACCTAGTGCTCTCCTTCTTTTTATTTCTGAGTGAGCTATTTGTGGTATCATAATGCCTCCGCACTGTGACTACTAATATTTTACCGCAAGTAAAACACTGTAAGTCCTCATCTTCGTTTATATACATATGACCTCTACATTTAGAACATAGGTTATCATATAATGTTTGTGAGTTCAACATTTATTTGAACTCCCTTTCTTCTGTTTCCTCTTCTATTTCATCACTAACATAACTATCTCGGTCTTTTTCCCCACCCCGAGCTAAAGAATCAGCTTGATATCCACCCATCCAACCTTTTTGGTAATCAACACGGGCAATGTTATCATTCATTTCAGTAGAACTAGTTTGTTGTCTAAATTTTTTACCTTCTTGAAATTTTTTTTCGTCTTTCTCAAGAGCCTTAATAACAAAAGATGCAAGGTCTTTTATCATTTTACGTTCAGGAGAATTGTCAGTTACAAAATCAGCAAGTTTATCTATACCACTTTTTTTTCTTCGTTTTTTTGGTCTCCTTCGACTACCCCCACCATAAGTTGGGGAATATATACCAGAGTTGGTTGAAGTAAATACTGTACCTCCGCCACTACCAAAAGAACCTGAAGTAGCAGCACCGCCACCACCTCCGTTTCCTCCACCACCATTCTCTTTAGATAAATCTAAAGCTTTCTGTAGTTCTGGGTGAAACTTAAATGTAACTTTTTTAGCATCTTTCTTTACAGACTCACCATCAACTAATACTTCAATAGGATACGCTTTCAATTTGTCATACCAATAAACAACATCATAGCCCCCATCCTCTAAAAGTTTTACGAGTAATCCTCTATCATAATCTTTATCTTCCGCCTGAAGTACTTTTGTTTCACCTCTAGGCAGTTCTAAATCATTCTTAATTTGTTTTTGTAACTTACTCATCGTCTATATCAATTTTTGTTGGTTCTGTAGGCTTCCTATTACCAGTTTGTTTATATCTACTAAATCTAGTTGCATCACCAAAAATAGCTTTTTCAATTGTAGTAACACCAGTTCCAGATAGCTGTGCTATATAATCTACATTGTTTTCTGAAAACCACATTTGTGATAAATCAGGTGTTATTTCTTTTATGACAGGAGCAGAAAAACCCTTTTCATTTAATGATTCTACCCAACCTTTTGATAAAGTTAGTTCATTTTTCTCTCTTGCTTCAGTATATTTATCAATGTCTCTTTCTTCGTCTGGGTGTTTGTCAGACCAATCAGGAGTCACTCCACCCGTTCTCCCTTTAAACTTTCTCTGTGAAGGTGGCTTATAAGCTTTTTGCATAGCTTGAATAGGTTCAGCACCCTCTTCTTCAGGAGCCACTGGACCTTCTTCAGCAGCCGCAGCTTGTTGTTCAGCCATAGCTTGCTGCTGTTGTTCTTCTTGTTCCATAGCTTTTCGAGTTTGCTCAATACCCAAAGCAGTTTGTTCTGCTTGCATTTGTGCTGTAGGTACAGGCTTACCACTAACAATAAAGTCAGCTTCCCAAAAAGGAACATCTTGTTCTTTTAGTTTTACATCAAAGCCTAATTGAGAGAATTGATTAGCAATAGATATTTTTTGTTGTGCAAAAGAAATTCTTGTGTTTTCAGCTTTTTCTTCTGGCTGTGGTAATTGTAAATCATAGTCAGTAATATTAAAAGCTTCTAAAATTCTAGGGAATACTTTTTCATGAATTAATCTTTGGTCGCCTTCAACCACACGACTCATAACTACTAGTTGTTGAGTTTGTGAAGACATACCCCCAAAAGCATCAGGAGCACCTTGCCAAGCTGGAGTAACACCCCACATAGCTGCCACACGTTCTCTAATCTCTTCCCGAACAGGTAAATAATCCATTTCCTGTAAAGTATGGAACAGCCTCACCATATCCACCCTACCTCTTTGGTTTCTTGCTGAGACTGCCACCATAGGAACATAGTTAGGGTCTAACCGAGTTTGAGCTGCAATATGCTCTCTTTCTCTTCTTAGACTCTCTGGGTCATCTGTAGTGACCATAATCATTGAAGCAGGCATTTTTCTTTCGTAAAAGAATCGGTATAAATTTTTATCCATACCAATCAAGGTTAGTGCCTTTTCAAAAATCGTAAGTATTGGAGACCATCCATATGTTTCGGATGGAGAAAACTTAGACAAATGAATAATTTCAGTGTCTGTAAAATACAAATGTTGGCTTCTGTGATAATATTTGTACATTGCCGGAACTAGCTTAACATTACAATCTTCTCGTTCACAAGTGCCGGATGCTTCTTGTACAAGCTCTCTATGAATCAAACATAAGAAATGAGCATTCTTAGGTAAGCCCGCAGAGTCTAAATCAAACTCTACAAGTGCTGGGTTTAGTCTTCTAATTTCTTGTAGTCTAGAAGTAACATTTCCGTTTCCTTCGTCTTTATATTCTTTAGCCATATACAAAAAAGCATCATCTAAAGAATTTAAGTCCATATGAAATTGTCTAAGTACTTCTTCTAGACTTTGGTCAAACACATTACAGTCGTCTAACCAATTTTTTAGTTTAACTGTTTGTTCTTTATCAGCGTTTTCTTTTGTAGGTATTATTTCTATACCACGTCTAAAAACTTCACCTGTTATATGAGATAAGGGGCCTCTGATTTCTTCAACAGACATAACAACAGTCTGTAAATCTTGAACTAACTGTTGTCTGTACGCCATTTGGTGACGTACCCATGTATTTACAATTTGGTCTAACCCAACAGTAGGAGCACTGCCTGTGTCCCCCGCAGATTTCATAACATCTAGTAAACTAATTTGTTTGTTTAAATCCGCCATTTGTTGTTGCATTTGGGGAACTTGAGGCATATATTCGGATAGTTTCATTATTAATCCCTGCTTAGTTTAGTCATATCTTG